TAGACGCTGAAATGTCCTGGGACCCAGATTGGGTTAAAAAGTGTGGAGTAGATACAGACCTTGTTGCTGTACATCAAAGCTATACAGGTGAAACAGCTATGGATACTGCCGTTTATCTTCTAGATAAGGGAGTTCCTGTCGTTGTGTTAGATTCTATAGCAGGTCTTGTTCCTGCTTCAGTCATGGATGAAAAATTCGGATACAACCCAATGGCTTGGCAAGCAAGATTTATTAATTCAGCGTTGCCAAAATTAATGGGACATTTAAAGCATGGATCTGCTCTAATTATCATTAATCAGAATAGGTCTTCGATGGGTCCAGTTGCATTGGATAACATGCCAGGAGGAATTGGACAAACATATTTTGCTCATATGATTCTTCAGGTTCGTCGAGATGGTTGGATTGAAGAAGACAAGCAGAAGATTGGATTTGATATGAAAATATCGATGAAAAAGACAAAAGTTGGGGGAGAAGCTTGGGACGATATAATCGTTCCATTTAAGGTCGTCGGTGGATTCGATATTATGGAATTAATTATTAGAAAAGCTATTGAACTTGGGCTTATTGAAAAGAGTGGGGCATGGTACAAGTTTAAGGGACAAACAACCCAGGGAATTAACGGCCTAAGAACTTATTTCAAGTCTTCCCAAGATGAATTAGACAAGTTAAAAGAAGAAGTTTTTGGGGATGATATAGAAGTAGCTTCTTAATTGATAAACTTATGTCATTAATTCAAAAGCCACCTAAATCTGGGACTAAACAAGAGAAAAAAATATCAGATATTCTAAGGGAACTTGGATTACGTTTTCAAGAACAGGTGACTATCGGAAATTACTGGGTGGACTTCTTAATTCAAGATGTCCCTTATGTTGTTGAAGCTGACGGTCTTTATGGTCATTTTAAGAAAGCAGATTCTATTAGAGACGAAAAGCTTAAAGAGTTTGGAATTAAAAAAATTATTCATATCAAAACAAATAAAATAGATGAGATTAGAAAAATTCTATTGAGAGAGGTTTTTGATATTGACGAGGAATTAAAATGCCAGGAATAAAAGAAATATCTACAAACAAAAAGAATACTCTTAAAGAAGAGCTATTTGGAGAAGAATTAGTTAAAAGTATTGATAAGCATCTTTATGTTGCTCCAGGGGAATCAAGAAAAGGTACTTTTTATCCGTCTGCTTTAGGAAATTCTTGTGATCGAGCTCTTTTTCTTTCATATCATGTTGGATTGCCATCTAGTGAAATAAGTCCGCAGTTAAATCGTATATTCGATCACGGAAATGCTACTCAAAGTAGATATAAAAAATATTTTTCACAGCTTGGTTATCTGGTTGACGAAGAAGTGGTAGTTAAGCATCAATTTCCACCAATATCTGGTCGTGCAGACTTTTTACTTAATATGAATGGTTTAATTTATGTAGTGGAATTAAAGACAATCAATAAAGATGGATTTTCTGGTTTGTCTGGTCCAAAATCAGATCATGCGACTCAACTTCAAATTTATCTCAATATGCTTGATATTAAACAAGGTGGAGTTCTTTATGAATGTAAAGATAATCAAGATATAAAGATATTTGATCTTAAGCAGAGCAAAAGTGCTTGGAAAAATATATTGAAGAGGTGTGAGAAGATTATAAATATGGGTATTATGCCTCGACTTCATGAAGTCGAAGGAATTCATGATAGATATTGCCCATGTTTATTAGTGAAAGATGAGTCTTAAATGTTGCAAAAAATATATGATGGAGTTATTGTTAAATCTAATCAATATTTAAAAGATCTTGGTATTCCAGAAATTGATGTTTCAACTATTTCCCAAAAGAAAAATATTTCTCTTGGAAATCTACCTTCTTCAACCAATAAGCAGTTAGAAGAATATATATCAGTTTTTGGTGGCTATCTTGTTTATGTTAAGCTACAATTAGCAGATTTAACTTCGAGAAAAGGTGCATTGGACGCAATTTTTGATGAGGCTCTGTCTCGAAAAGTATCTGAATTAGACAGAAAATATACTTCTTCTGGGGCAAAAAGAGTTCTTCGGGAAGTTTTACATGGTGAAGCTATGGAATCTTCTGAGGACCTCAAAAAGATAAAACTCCAAAAAATTGAACTTGAAGCTACTATTTCAAAATTAAATGGAATAAAGGATGCTTATGATACAGCCTATTTTGCTGTATCCCGAGTAGTTTCATTAAGAACAACTGGAGTTATAAGTAATGACATCTAATCATCATATAATAAATAGATACATTATGTTAACATCAAATATTATGAGTAAAACAAAAAATGAAAGTAGGAATTGATTGTTCTTCTAAAGCTATTCATGTAGCAATTTTAGATGATGATAAAAAATTAAAGAAGTTATTTAAATGTGAGAGTAAAGCAGCACTTTCTGATGAAAGATTTCTTGAAATTGTACCAGCTTTTAAAAAGAAAATGAAACGTTCTATTAAAATAATTAACAAGGCTATGGTAGAAAAAGAGCTTTATATTCAAAATCCAGCAACAACAGTAGCTATAGCAAAAGTAGTAGCTGGAGTTCAATTGACTTTATCTGAATTTAAGATTCCATTTGAATTAATAACTGTAACTTCATGGAAAAAGAAAACTATAAAAGATCCTTGGGCTAAAAAAGAGCAAGTTCAAGCTTTTGCGATTAAGACTTTTGGCAAGAAGAAAGACTTTAAAGATCAAAACTTTTGTGATGCTGCAACAATTGGTTTATCTGGATTTGATGAAAGGGTTAAAGTATGACTTTAGCTATAAAAGATAAATGTCGTTTTCCACCGTGTGAAAAAAAGAGATATAATACTCAAGAATTTTGCTACAAACACGAAGACGTGATTGCATTTTTTTTATGGTTTATAAAAGAAATGGAAAAGATATCTGAAGAGGCTAAAACAGAGTCTGGATTGGTTATTCCAGAAGCGTAAAGAGAGGTTATGTTATGGCTGAACGAAAACCATGGAGTAAAGTTAGAATTGGTCACAACAAGATCTATTCAGTTGGAATTGAGTTGAATGAAAAGGATGAACAATCTAAAGCGGTAGATAGAGTCAACCAAGAGGCTATTGACGAATGGCCAAAGGGAGTTTCTGAAGAATCATTAAAAGAAGAAAACCCAACTCTTGTTTATTGTAATTTCTTTGATTGTGTTTGGAATAAGAAGATTTCTGGTTTAAAGAAGTTTATGACTGCGTCAAAAAATGAACTTTCAAAGCCGTGGAATTTTCCAGATGATGCATACGACGGGGTTTGTTCTAGAGGAGTGATTGCTATTCGTAAGTCTAAAATTACTATGGGTCCATCTGGATCTGGTTCTTATAAAAAAGACGTTCCGGAATGTTTTACGATGGGTAAGGACGGTCGAGCTACAGATCATATAGACTTTACAAAGCTAATGCCGCAAGGTGGTAATATTCCTGACCCGGTTGGAGGGGGATATGTTTAATGGTAGCTGAAAAGAATCCTGTTCAAACTTCTTTTCCAGTTGAAATAAAAGATGAGGCTCTAAGAATTTTTCTTGAAAAAGATGCGAAGATTCAAGACATTGTCGATGAGCTGAATAAGAAGCATGAAGGTTTAGGTTTAACCTATACAACAGTTAGATCTTGGATTTCCAATAATAATTGGACAGATATTAGAGCTGAAATTGCCGTTCAAACAAATAAGTCAATAATTGATTCTGAGGTAGCTAGAAGAAAAGCCTCTACCAAACGTCAACTAGAAGATTATGATTTATTGCTTGATACTGCAAAAGCAGCTTATCCAACATTAGATTGGAAATCTGCTGGTGAAGCGGCTAAAGTCGTAGATGTAGCTATTAAAGGTCAAAGGACGGTTCAAGCAGGAATTCTTCACGTTGAATTTGTTCAAGATATTTTTGATGCGATTGTAGAAGTTGTTAAAGACGAAGACATTAGAAGTCAAATTGGGTCTCGTCTTAAGTTGGTTATAGCAAAATGGGACGAACGAACAGGGAACCAGGCGGAAAATTAGTATCTTATTCTGACGGCTTAGCTTCTCTTGTAGATAAGCTATTAGACGTAAAATTTGTTAAAGTTGGTACTTTTTGGGAATTTATCCGAGATATTTGGTCTCTAGGATACGAAAAGAAGTCATACTTTGATGCTTGGCATGTTGGCTACATCTGTAATGAACTTGAAAGGGCTTTAGCCGAAGATAAATATTTTATGGCAGTTCTCCCTCGTATGCATTTAAAAAGTACAATTCTTGGACATGGATTTTCTGTATGGCATCTTTTAAAGCAACCTAGCGACGCCTCTCTTCTTTATCTTTCATATAACGCTAAGATGAGTCAATATCATATCAAAGAAGCTAAAAATGCTATTCGACGTAACCCAGTTTTAAATCCAATAATGACAGATAGATCTAACGATGCAGATTATTCATTTAGGTATCAAATTGGTCGTCGTCAAATTCAAATTGAACATGGTGGATTATACGCCTTCAAACGAGGAATGCATACTGGAGCAATGGTAGCAGACGATCTTTTAAAAGATCCTCAAAATCCATTAACCCCAGATCAAGTCTATAAAATAGAAGAGCATTTTAAAACAGAATCTATGTTCATTCCAAACAAGGGATGTCCAATTATTGTTCTTGGTACTCCAATGCTTCCCGATGATTTGTTAGCAAAATTAAAAGAAGACGAGAGATTTAATTCAGTTATTCTTCCGGCTCTTGACCCACTTCCTGGAAAAAGAGTTTTATTCCCAGAGCTTTATTCAGAAGAAGATCTTCTTAAGATTAAAAAAAGTTCTCCTTCTTCATTTGAGACTGAATTTTTACTAGCTCCAAGGCTTTCAACAGATTCTTACTTTTCAGAAGCTGAAATTACGTCGTGTGAAGATGTTAACTTAAGAAATTACGACCCAGACTCTGAAGATCTTCAGGAAGAAATCAAAAAATATGACTATGTTGTAGCTGGATTTGATATTGGAAAGAAAAAGCATCCTTCTCATATTGTAGTCTTTGGTAAGAAAGAAGAAAAATTTTATCAACTTTACAGTCGATTTATGGATCAATGGTTATATGATAATCAAGCTGAACATTTAAATAAAATTGCAGAAAAATTTCATGTGACTAGAGGATATTATGATAATACAAAAGCTGAATTAGAAGATCGTGGACTTAATAGAGTTTGGCGTCCAATAACATTTACCTTAAAAAGTAAATTTCAGATGGCTTCAGCATTTGATCATTATGTCCATTCTGGTATGTTTTTCATAATCGAAGATAGTCGCCAAAAAAGTCAAATAACTTGTGTTAATAGAGATTTACAAGCAGCAGAAACTCCTGCTGGACATGGAGATTCATTTTTTTCTTGTGCTCTTGCTTGTCTTGCTTTAAAAGAGCTGGATACTAAATCAATAACTGATCTTGGTGATATGAATTTTTTTATAGAATCTTCAGAGACTAAACCAATTTCTTCAGTCTATGGTTCCCAAGCATTTGATAAGCCAAAAGAAAATAAAATTTCCTGTCCAACTTGTCATCAACATATTGGATATGATGTAGAATCTGGAATTTGTATTATTTGTAAATCAAATAAAATGGAAGCACAGCTTAATAAACTTATAATGAATCGAGGAAATTAATGACAAAAGACGAATTTATGTCTGCAATTGAAATTATTGCAGAATCTGTTTGGAATTTTCATGAAAGATGGGGCTTTGAAGGTTCAAAATCGAAAGACGGAAATGTTGTTGGGCTTGTTTTAAGAGATCCTCAAGAACTTTTTGAAAATGAGCGTCACCAAATTTTAGACGAAGAAATTAATGAATTTAAAGAAGCCATTTCAAAAAGGCAATTAGATCAAGCATCGTTAGAGTTAGGAGATGTTCTTTTTGTGGTAATTGGACATTGCAAAGCATATGATCGAAATATATGTTCTGCTTTAAAAGAAATTGCCAAGAAAAATGATAATAAAACCAATAAAACTCATGCTATTAGATCAGATACAGGAAAGCTTCTTTCTCTTGAAAAAGTTGAGAAATGGTCTGGGGCTGAAGAAGAGCGTAGATATCATTTATTAATGTCGTATTCAAAGGGAGACTAAATTCATATGGTATATGAACTAGAAGATGTACTAAAATCAACCCTTTCTTTTTTTAATGGAAATGATCTTGCTTCTGACGTGTGGATCAATAAATATGCAATGAAAGACAAGGGAGGAAACTTCCTTGAAAAAACCCCTGAAGATACTCATAGACGTATGGCAAAAGAATTTGCTAGAATAGAAAATAAATATTCTTCTAATTCCTATAAGGCAAGCTCTTTATCTAAATTTGGGCAAAATTACTTTTCTTCTTCAAAAAATCTTTCAATGAGTGAAGACGAAATTTTTAGTTATTTTAAAAATTTTGACCACATTATCCCTCAGGGAAGCGTCATGGCAATTCTTGGTAATCCATATGTTTTTGGAAGCCTATCTAATTGTGTTGTGGTTGATTCTCCTTATGATTCTTATTCTGGTATTTTCTTCTCAGATCAGCAATTAGCACAGCTCTTTAAGAGGCGTTGCGGCGTTGGAATCGATATATCCACATTACGACCACAAGGAACAGCAGTCTCAAATGCTGCTGGAACTTCTACTGGAGCAGTTTCCTTTATGGAGAGGTTTAGCAATACTACCAGAGAAGTGGCCCAAAATGGCCGAAGAGGGGCATTGATGATAACTATGGATATTAAACATCCAGATGCCGAACAATTTGCGTTAATTAAGCAAGACTTGAAGAAAATAACTGGTGCAAACATCTCATTAAGAATATCAGATGAATTTATGGAGGCCGTTGAAAAGAATACTGAGTTTGTTCAACAGTGGCCAATTGATTCTAATCATCCAGAAGTTGTTAAGACAATTAATGCTCAAGATCTTTGGAATAAGATTGTTAAATGCGCACATAATACTGCTGAACCTGGCCTGATCTTTTGGGATCGACATCACCATTATTCGACTTCTAGTATATATCCTAACTGGAAAAATTCTTCAACAAATCCGTGTGGAGAATTGCCACTTAATCCAAATGATAGTTGTCGTTTAATTACGTTGAATATGTTTGGATCAGTAGATAGTCCATTTACTAAATCAGCTAAATTTAATTATGAACGTTGGTACGACGTGGTTTATAAGGCACAAAGGCTAATGGATGATCTTGTTGATTTAGAAATCGAATCAATTGATCGAATTATCAACAAAATAGATTCAGATAAGGAGCCGGAGCATATTAAAGCTACTGAAAAACAAACTTGGATAGCATTAAGACGAAATGGTATGCTCGGAAGACGAACCGGGTTGGGATTTACTGGCCTTGGTGATGTGATTGCAGCTTTGGGATTTAAATTCGATTCCGACCAAGCAATGAATGTAACAAATGAAATTATGAAAATGAAATGTTTAGCTGAATTTGAATCTTCCATTGACATGGCCATTGAACGTGGGGCATTTACAGATTACAATTCTGAGATTGAACTTCAGTCAGATTTTGTTAAGATGTTTTCTAAAGAGTTTCCGTCGGTTTATGATAGAATGTCAAAATATGGTAGACGTAATATTTCAATTTCGACAGTTGCACCCAACGGCAGTACTGCAATTATATCTCAAACCTCATCTGGCATAGAACCAGCTTATATGCTTTCATATAAGAGAAGACGTAAAGTTCACGATAATTCAAAAGTTGATTTTGTCGATAGCCTCGGAGATAAGTGGCAAGAATATGATGTTTTTCATCCAAAGCTTAAAGAATGGATGAAAATTACAGGAGAATCAGACTTTACAAAGAGCCCTTATTTTGGTTCTACTGCCGAAGAAATTGATTGGATTAAGCGGGTTGAAATGCAATCAATTGTACAAAAATGGACGACACATTCTATATCGTCTACAATTAATCTTCCAGAAAACGTACTAGTCGATAAAGTAGCTGAAATTTATCTTAAATCTTGGAAATCTGGTCTTAAAGGAATCACAATTTATAGATCTGGTGCTAGAAGTGGTGTTTTAACTGCAAAAGAAGAAGCCGAGAAAGAATTATTTGAAGAACATCATGCTCCAAAGCGTCCAAGAGTTCTTGATGCTGATGTAGTACGATTTATAAATAATGGGGAAAAATGGGTTGCATTTGTTGGATTGTATGAAGGTAAACCATATGAAATTTTTACTGGAAAACAAGATAAATTTGTAGTTCCTAATTCCGTTGATTATGGTAGCATTAGGAAAATTAAAATTGACGGAAAGAGCAAATACAATTTTATCTATAAGGATAAAGACGTTGAAAAGCAGATTGAAGCTCTGAATGAAATGTTTAATGAAGAATTTTGGAACTACGGAAGGTTTATATCTGCTACTCTTCGGCATGGAATGCCAACTCAATATGCAGTACAGCTTGTTTCAAGCTTAAATTTTGGTACAGATGAGTTAAATTCATGGAAAAATGGAGTTTCTCGAGCCTTAAAGAAATACGTTAAAGATGGAACTCAATTGTCTGATTCTTTTTGCCAGAGTTGTAAGGATTCAATGGGTTTAATCTATGTTGAAGGTTGCGTTAAATGTAAGAGCTGTGGATGGAGTAAATGTTAGATTTGAAATACAATATAAAGAATAAGAAATTTTTATTATAAATATATGTGTTCTTTGAATAGAAATGTTGTTTATACAAGTTAATTGAGGTGAATTGAAATGACAACTATGGGAAGTACTTTGCAGCAAAGAGAAAATAGATTTTCTTCTCAATATGATGAAAAAACTCACACTTGGAGACTTCTTGATACCTGGCATCCAAGTTTGAAGAACGTTAATATTGAAGATGAAATTGAAGACGATCATCCAGCATTAACAATTCTTCCTGAAGCAGCTTTTATTGATCTAGTAAAAACTGCTACTAGAATGGGAATTCTTGAAAATGCTATGATCGCATCAAATTCAGAGGAAGTTGAGAGATTGACAGAAAAGAATTCATCCTATAAAGCCGAAATAGAAAATCTTCAGAAAATGCTTTTAGCTAAACCAAAAACTCCAGAGGCACCTCCAATGACAGAATCTTTCGCCCTTAAAAAGCATGCTATGGACAATATTTTGAAAGTATTAGCAATTGATTCAATGGAGAATTAAATGACTTTTATTTATCAAAATCTTTATCCATTTTATATTGGAGCATAATTTATGAAACTAAAAGACTTTATTCCTGAAATTCCAGCTTTAGTTAAACGAGAAGCTGATCTTAATTTTGTAACTAAGTTTCTTTCAGAAATGCATGAGACTGGAACTTTCTTGGAAAAAGGTAATAAAAATGCTGACTCCAGATTTGCTCTTCCGACTCTCGGAATTGATCAAGTCATTAATATGTGGGTTCAACATCAAATGGCTTATCGCCAGTTCTTGGTTCAAGATATTCAAACAATTTCAGTTGTTTGTCAAGAAGTTAGAGCTCCAATTCATCATATAGTCTCTGAGGTTTTCCGAAGAGGAATTCTTTGGAAGGCAAAGTTTGCAGTGAAATGTAAAAATTGTAAAACTGAATATCAAGATGTACAAAAGGTATGCAAAGTTTGTCAATCTAAAGAGTTCTCTGAACCAGACGAATCTCAAAAAGCAAAATTTGAACCATATTTTAAAGATGCTAATGTATTTGATAATTCATTTGAAGAAATTCTTAGACAGTTTCATGAAGATATTAATGTAGTCGACGATGGATTTCTTTATTTGGCCAAAGAATATGCTAGAACTGAAGATGGAAAAATACGTTCAAAAATAAAAGAAATTCGTCGTTTAAATCCCGCCCTTGTTACTATTGATCTTGATTCTCAAGGATTGCCAAAAAATTCTAATTGGTTTTGCTATATTCATCGTGATGAAAAATCTAAAAATGAACCCGGAAAGTGTGATGTAGAAGACTGTGGATTAGACCTGGTTCCAGCAATGTGGGTTTACCGCCATGCAAATGGAGTTTTATATCTTCTCGATTCAGAGATTATTCACCATTCAAAGTTCCGGGCAACAGAAACTTATGGTTGGAGCCCAATCTTAACAATCTTTGAAAAAGCATTAACTCTAATTGCAATGGATAAAAACCTTTATCGTTATTTCTTTGAAAGAAAAATGCCAGCTTCAATGATTATGGTTTTTACAGACGATCCAGAATCATTGAAAGTTGAACGAGAGAATATTGCAGCTAAAACAAGACAAGATCCGAACTATATACCAATGGTTGCAGTCTCGAATAGACAAAATCGTGGTCGAGTAGATATGGTTCGTTTATTCCATACTCTACAAGAAATGGATTATTTGCCAGTAAGACAAGAAATTAGAGAGCGTGTTGCTGCTATGTGGGGTGTTACTCCGACTTGGCAAGGATCTCCAGAAGCTTTTGGTGGTATGCAAACAGCGACTCAACAACTTGTTGTTATGTCTAGAGTAGTTGAGGGTGATCAAAGAATTTATCATGAAAAAGTATTTCCAGTTATTATGGAAGCGTTTGGAATAACTGACTGGACACTTCAACTTCCAACTCCTGAAGAAAAAGCAGAAGCGACAAGATTAATGTTTGCTCAATTGAAAATTGCAATTGCACAATTGCTTCAACAGATGGGTGCGGAAGTTTCATTAAGAAGCCAGGGAGTAGGAATTGATCAAATTGATTTCACTGTTTCAGGACAACTTCTTAGCCTCATGGAACAGCAACAACAGATGATGGGTATGGCTGCTGGAGCTGGTGGGGCAGTTCCTGGCCAAGATGGTGGAACGGCGTCTGGAAGCGTGTCTGGTTCTCCAGCTAAAAGAATTCCAACTCCTGGAACAGGCAAAGGATCATTAACTAATCCATCTAGTGGTACTGGAACTGGAGTACATTTAATGGAAAAAGCTGAAACTCAAGTGTCTCAATTAATTGATCAGGGATACTTCCCAGACATTAAAAAAGTTTCTCCAGACATGTCAGAAATTTGGTTTCAACATGGAGACAAAAATTATTTAGCTAAATATTCTGGTACAAAATTACTTAGAGTTGAACCGGGAGAATTTAGGTTTCCAAGAACTGTTGCTGCTAGTAGATTTGAAACACAAGTAAACAGACCGGAGAAGCTTGACATTGAAAACCTCGATCTTGCGTAAATCTGCAGTTCAACAGTTTGCTGAATGGTTAGTCATTTCCAATCTTCGTTCTAATCTTAGTAAAGAAAGCGGTGGTGGAGATGGGGGCGGGACAGGAACTGTAGCAACTTCTTCTGATTCTGGAGTTTTTACTCCGACCTATGGTGGAGATACTAGAAAGAGAAAAAAAGATTTAGATAATTTTCTTAAAAAAGAAGAAGATTCTTCTGAAATTTCAGTTTTAACTGGAGTAAAACCAACAACGACTGAATTAAAACCAAATGTTAGTTTACAAGAAACTGTTCCGTCCCAATCAACTCTAACAGAGGCTGCCGGTCGAGATTATGGTCCACAAGATGAAACTATGACTGAGGAAGAGAAAAAGTTAATTAGTGAGCCACGAGTTCGATTAACTCCAGTAAATGATAGGGCGTGGGAAGGTAAACCTACTGGTACACGTCAACTTTCCCATTCAAAAACTGGAACGCTTGGTGAAAGTATAGCTCATAGATTTTTGATTGATCAAGGACACAAGGATGTTCAGTTTTTAAATGTTGGACGAGGTAATTATCCTGTAGATTTAATTGCCGGAGACCTGTTAGTCGAAGTTAAGGCTGGGTTATCTCTTAATCAACCAGACTCTCAGAAGTGGCGTGTTACTATAGGTGAACAAGGGGAGGAAGAGACAAACTGGTTAAAAGATGCTTCTGATGAAGCAAAAGAAGAATGGGGCCATCGCAAAATGGATGCTATTATGGAACGTAAACAACATGTTTTCCGTGAATTAGGTAAAAAGAGGAAGCCAGTTACTATATCTTTGATTTTGAATCTAGATACAAATATAGCTGATATTTATTGGTTTGATGGATTCCATCGTTTAATAGGTTGGAATTCTCCTCAAGCTCGAGAAGGGTATGTTGGGAGTTATAAATATGAAGAATAATCTTTTTCCAAGTCGTGTCGTAGAAGAATTTAGCTCTTCTCTTGATGACTATATAAAGTCTTGGGCTTTAGATGCGAAAAAAAAGTTGGGTGGGATAGTCGAGACAGCCACAGATAAATTGGAACCTTCTAATCAATCTATGACAACTTTTAAAGAATGATTTAAAAAAAGAGGTAAAATTATGAAATTAACGAAGATGTTTCCAAATTGGGTTAGATCCTTAAAGAAAGATATTTCAAAAGAACCATGGTGGCGTGATGGTATAGAGGACGACGAAGACGACTGGGTCAATGAACCCCTGAAGCACCCGTGGCAGGTGATGCGGGAGAGGTTTGTCGGGAACGCTGAAGAAGCGGACCCCGACTACGTAAGTGAGTTGTTGAGTCGGGTTGGGAGTGGCGAGCCTGGGTTGTCAACTCAAGAAGAGCCCTTTCTGCATGGTCGCTATAGCACATTGACTCATATTGTTTACCGAGACCCCAAGGGTAAGCCTGTCATGGCGGCAACTTTAGATTCAGATGGCCAAGTAGTAGAGATGGGTCTTGATAAAAACAGGGGACTACTCGGTGGCAAGGCTGCCAATGCTATTTTTACTGAGCTCAAAGTTCGTGGAATCAAGCATCCTGAACAGAAGATTTTAACTAGTTGGTTTGGTCAGCCGAGCTCGTCTGATGCAAGACGATTAATCCACAAATATAGTGTGCAACAGGCACTTAAGGAAGGAAAGCCCGTTCCACCGGAGGTTCTTGCAGACTATCCAGAATCGTGGATACGTTCAAAAAGTCCCTTTAGAAAGCTGACTCCAGATTTGCTCGACCGATACGAGGAAGCATTTAGACCGTCTGCAGCAGCACCGTCACCTAAGACAACGACACCAAAGACCACATCAAAAAAGACAACGACACCAAAGACCGCATCAAAAAAGACAACAACACCAAAGACCACATCACAAAAGACAACAACACCAAAGACAACAACATCAAAGACAACGACACCAAAGACCACATCACAAAAGACCACATCACAAAAGACAACAACATCAAAGACAACGACACCAAAGACAACAACATCAAAGACAACGACACCAAAGACAACAAAAAAGAGGTAAAATTAATGAAATTAACAAAAATGTATCCAAATTGGTTTAAATCCTTAAAGAAAGAAGAAAATCCTTCGGCTGGATTCCCAAGTAATGAGAAAATTCACCAAGAAGCACTGGGACTTTCATTCCATAATCCAATACATGGTGGTGATCCATTGGGAAATGGAAATCCTTATGGAACCTACACTTCCGAGAAGATGACTCCGAATGGATTCACTTATCATTATCCTGGTGGTGTTACTGCTGAACATAAAGACTGGTCAATGATGTCTGCATATGATCATCTAAATCAAGCCAAGCATCATATAAATCAAGCGGAGTTGAAGGAGCGTTATCCTGGTCATTATCCCGGCGCCGCCCTATCTCATAGGGCAGCTGCAACTCATCATGCTGCGAGAGCTGCTTATATGTCTTCTCCTGAGTACATTAATGAACCGCATATGAGACTCACTTATATCAACAAATGGACGCCAAAAACGTTTAAACCTGTGCATGAAGAGAAACTCTTGCCAGGATCGAATGGGGGATCTACCTACACTTTTAAGGGTACTTCACGGGATGGTGAACCAATAAAGACTACAATTGCCCATTGGCTTGGTAATGGTGAACCTATGAATCTGAGAAACTTACGTGATGTCAACGCCCAGTTTCGTGACCAATTTCAATCACAGGCTGAAGATGCTTATAAGAACCCTCACCATTCTGATCCCCAGAAAAATCATGAAGCGGTTGTTAGTTATATTGCTGCTTCTCGTGCTCATCGAGATGCAGCAGATATAATTGATAAAATTATCTCTGCGGAATCTGGAGGCAACGTCAGTGACAATAGTAAATATCTAAGAGAAAAATTTTTGAAGCGTTTTGATTTTTCACTTCCTTTCCCTGATGAGTAGGTAAAATTATGAAATTAACAAAGATGTATCCAAATTGGTTTAAATCCTTAAAGAAAGAGGAAAATTCTCCAGAGGACTTATCACATGAGAACATTTACAAAAATGCAATGGCAATGTCATTCCATAATCCACATCATGGTGGTGATCCAT